CAGAAGCGTATGCTTTTTAGTATAATATTAATTTTAACAGGTGGTTTAGGGTATGGTTTATTATTGCAGTTCTAGCGACGTTGGTATGCGTTTAGGCTTAAATAGCGCACAGCGTACACAAGCAGCATCTAAACTTACACTTTCTATCCGTAGGGCTACAATAGATATAGACCAAGTGTTTAGAGATTATGGTAGAAACGTACCTAGTAAATCCATAGCAGACACAACCGCTAATGGTGCGGTTAGTGCAGGCGCTACTACTATGACTTTAACTAGTGCATCTTCTTTTGGTACAACAGGTAATGGTAATATAGATGGTGATTCTTTTGTTTGGACAGGTAAAGACGCTAGTAACTCTAACATATTAACAGGTGTTAGTGGTGTTAGTGCCGACCACGCAGACGGCGTTACTGTTCAATCGGGTGAGTTTGCTCACGTTCTTAGAGAAATATGTGCTGATATAGCAGCCGCTTACTACATGGAAGATGAAGGTACATTCCAAGAAAACTCTATGCGTGGTGGTGTGTTGAGAGAAAGAGGTACATTTAACCTAACTAGACTAGCCCATTTGGGTAGTGTTGATTAGGTGAGGGTATGAAAGGATTTACAAAAGTACCTTATTTTCAT